TGCTTTAGTAGTTTTGACAACTCTGCAGTAGATCCAACAAATAATGCGTTATTTGTAACATTATTAGTGGTTGTTTTCTCACTAACGTCCTCAATGTCCTTAACTTTCTTCTGAAGATCAACCAGTTTATCAGTCACATCACCAACACTTTTGATGAGTTGACCCGCAACTTCATATGCCCTTGGACTTGCTCCTTCTCCAGCAACTTCCAAAATTCCATTGATTGCTTCTTGACCTTTTTCAATCAAAGAGTAAAGTTGACCTCTACTATATTCATAATCCTTTTTTAAATCATTACGCTCTTGGTTTACTTTTTGAATCTCGGTTGGAACACTTTCGACTTCTACAATATCAGTCTCCGTGTTCAGTGCGTTGCTAATACTTTCAAAATTTTCTGGCATTTAATCACAGTAAATCAGTGTTTCTTGTTGGACTAAAATCTGAACCGTTGTCGAAGAAATCTAAAGATTCACTGAATCCAAAGTCATCTCCAGGTGCAATAAGTGCATCGTCAGCAGTGCTCAATACATTGAATTGAGTGCCACTGTTATGCGTTTGTGCGATTGTTCCGCTATATGCTCTCTTGACAGTAATTGTATTACTTGTAAGAGCAGTGATCTTCATAATCTCACTATTGAGAATAATACGATCTCCAGTAGAAAGTGGTGATGTATCATTCACAGAAATCTTAGTCTCTGAAACTGTTAGGTCTTCTGTAATAATTGCTCCAGTATCATTATCATAATCTTTTCTTGCAGTTGGAGTTGCTGTGTAACGCATCTCTCTCTTCGCTCTTACAGTATCAGTATCTGAATAGTAATCAACCTGAACCTTACGAATGATTCCTTCAGTGCTGTCTGCGATTGGACCAAACAGATATGTTTTTGCTGTAAATTGTAGAGTATAAATTAGTGCTCTTCTTGTGGAAAAATCACCCTCATAATCATCTTGGAAATTGATACTATCAAGAACAATTGGAATATCTCTTTTCTCTCCGATGGAATCTACAAGTTCAACTGTGATATTAAAAGATGGTTGAAAATATGGTAGAATTTGTTCAATGATTTGTAGTGCATCATCATTTAACTTTGTAAGAATATTAAGTTCAAATCCAATATTATATGGAACAGGCATGTAAACCTTTTTAATCCTGTTATTATCGTCTACTGCCTTGAAAGTTTGAGTTACAGATGTCTTTCTTGTTGCATCATATTGAATGCTATTCATTTCGAATGACATTCTGGGAAGACCAATCTGAACTGCTCTGTTTAGATCAGACTGCTGTTCAATTCTTGCCAGAAACTTCTGCATTGGACCATATGCCAATGGAACTTTCATCTCACTAATAGTGTTATTAGTAGCATCCTGGTGTTTAATATAGATCTGATTAAACAGCGTACCAAAAGAGATGACTGTTTTTCTAAGTATTTCGTGATAAAAATAAGTTCCTAACATCAATAATTACCAAATGGATTTGATTGTGTGAAATCTAGAATAAGGTCTGCTTCACTTTCGATTTCATCATTTTCTGTGTATTTATCATATAAATCGCGTTCATCATGTTGCTTAATTGCAAACGTTGCAGATGAAGCAGCACCAACCAAGATTTCTCCATTAGTGAATGTGCCACTAACATTAGAAACCTTGAGAGAATTTGTAGTGTCATCCCATTCTTTAACTCTTGCTCTAGTTCCAGAAGAAGAACCAACAACTTCTTCGTTGAACTGATAAGTTCCAACACCAGAAACAGTTGGAGGTGCTGCGACTGTAACAGATGGTGTTGAACTGTATCCATATCCTGGATTTGTAATTCTAATCGCAGTAACGATGCCGCCAGTAGAAATACCAGCAACAGCAGTTGCTGTCGACAAACCAGTAAGTGTATTTGTATATTGATTATCTGCAGCACTGTTTCCAATACTTACGGCAGGTGCTGATGCATAACCAGATCCTGGATCTGTAATAGTAATACCAGTCACAATACCAACAGAATTGGTATGTGCAGTTCCTTTCGCCGTTGTACCGACACCGACTGGAGCAGCAAATGTTGCACTAACTGTAGTAGATGGAAGATAGAAGTTTCCTCCAGTGAACACTGTTGCCCCAGTAACCGATCCAATACCATTGATTGTTGAGGATGCTGTTGCACCAGCACCAACTGGGGGTGTAATGGTGACTGTTGGTGCAACCACATATCCAGAACCACCATCATCAACAGACAGTGAAATAACACCACTTTGAGTTGGTTCAATTAAGCAAGTTGCTGCTGCTCCAGTTCCGCCACCACCCTCAATATAGACCGATGGTGTCTCTGTATAACCAAAACCAGCGTTTGTAAGTCTTATTTCTTGTATAGAAAATACTCCAGCACGATTGGTGGTTATTGCGACAGCAGTTGCTGTGCTACCACTATCTGGAGCATCAGTAAATCTAATAACAGGTGTTGAAGTATATCCACTTCCATCATTATTCAAGAATACTTCTCTTACATATCCATTATTAATAACCGCAGAAGCAGATGCAGTAGCACCAATTCCTAGAAGTGTAAGAGTAGTAATGTATCCTTCTTCTTGAATTTGAGTATCAATTTCTTCGATGGAAGTATCAATAACTTCATCTTCATATTCGAAGAGTTCACATTTCAGTTGATAAACATAATTTTTGCCTAACTGATAGAAAGGATCCTCATGCTCAACAAACTTAACTTCAAATAATCTTTGACCAAGTGGGAAATAAATTAAATCACCTTCTCTTGGACGAGACGATAATACAATTTCATCATCACTTTCTGCTTCCAGGAATGGTGAAATGAAGTCTTCAAATCTTTCTTTTGAAATAGTAACTGTCAACTCATCTCTAAGTGACATTCCAAACTTTGTTAGTATATCTCCAGATCCTGAATGTCCTTCATAAGTATTGACATATGCTTCTATAACATAATTATCATCAAACTTAGAAGATTCAATTTCTCTGATTACCGTATTTCTTCTTACAAACTTTCTTGGAATATATGTGACATCAACTCCATACATTCTCAACTGTTCGTTGATTAATTCCTGAACAAGTCTTTGTTCAGTCTGTGATCCTTGTAGAAAAAACGGATTAAGTGCCATTATCCAATAAGATCGAGGGGTGGTAATTCATGCTCAAGCATCATTGTCTGCTTGAGTTGATCTAGTTCTCTTTCGGCATCTTCATAAATTTCTCTACCATTGAGTTCAATGCCTCCAGGTAATTTAACTCCTCTGAACTTGATTAGATTCTGACCCCACTGCCTCTTAATCAATGAGGTAAGATACTTTTTAACAAAACTGTCATTATAAACACCAGAATAATCACTTGGATCTAAAATTCTATAACAATCAATAACTAGGAAATTTCCTGCAGATTGTTGATTCCAATCAATATCAAGATATAATCTATCTTGTCTCTTATTATATCTAACTTGCTTATCTGTTGTTAGTAAAAAGTCAATGTCCTCCAAATAACTCTTAGTCATTGAGTACTGTAAAAGTTCTACAGAATTAAAATAATAAAGGTCATTTAGAAATAGTTGATACTTGATACTAAACATTCCACCAGAAATGCTGCTTGTATCAAACTTAAACACTTTTTCAATTCCAACTACCGAATCTGGAATTTGAATAAAGTTTGAGTTTTCGTAGAAATTTGAAGTAGTTGTTCCATAACCATCAATATTAGTAGAAGTTGCCGAAGTTGTTACAATACCAACTCCACTTGTTCCAGATGCTCTACCTCTATCAATGTCTGATTGTTGAATTTCATATTTTAAATACATCCTTTCGACACCATCAAAGTGGCGCTCTTGGAAGTATTGAAAGGCATCATCAACAAGATCATCAATCTGATCATCATCAACATTAATTTCTAACACAGGAGCACCAAGTCTCCTTAAGCAGTAATCAATTAATTCTTGCCTTGTTGATGGTTTTGCCATTATTCAACCTCTGAGTTCTGATAATCTTCAGTTTTTTTAGTTGATCTTTGTTTAGGAGGAGAACTTTGTCCCCTCTTTGCTTCTAGCAACTGCATTAACAATTGCTCCTTTTCAACTTCAAAATCTTTAGTTAAAGATTGTAATTTTGCTTCTAGTAAAATGTTTTGATTTGTTAGTGCTGCTATTTTTTGATTATAAAGACCAACTAAAACATTAATATCAACTTCACTATTCATAAGCGTCAGAACGTGCCTCCGTCAATTGTTGTTGTCCAAATAGGTCTATCACTATATGTAGTAGAGACCACGGTGGGATTGATTGAAATGTTGGATCCTTCCTTTAGAAGGTCATTTGTAGTATCAAATGTTCCCTGAACACCAATCAGTGTTACACTGTTGCTTGAAGAAGTGGTTGTTTTAACCATTCCATATGCAGCAGAGTTATTTGCTTGAGTAATTTGCTGCCCTGCAGTGAAACTGTGGGTGGAACTTAGAGTAAGAACGACTTCCGTAACCGCAGTCATGATCTGCGTAGAAGTGAATGTTGCAGATGATGGTGCAGATGTAGATCTCTGTAAACCATCAGTATCAAAGTAAACAATACCATGAGTTGAGAAATCTCCACTCTGGTAGTAAATACCTTTGATGTCTAAGAAACCTTTTGTTCCTGCTACAACGCTATTTGTAACTGATGCATCGGGAATATAAGTCCATCTTCTGCTGTCATCAGCATGTGATTCAAAAGTTCCGCTGGTTGCGATTGAATTGTCATCGAAACCAAAGAAACCAGTCTTGTTATTACCAGTTCCACTGCTCGTGTTATAATTGAACGAAATACCTCTGTCGGTATTTGTATCATAAGCATGAGTGATGGTCAACTGAGTTGAAATACCAATAGCACCAGTTGTATTCGCAGCAATCGAAACTACTTTCGAACTAGTATCAACGTATTGGACTGTTCTATCTCCAGCAGCTGCGGGAAGACCAGAAACACCAGCATTATCAATAACGTCGCCAGTGTTAATACCAACAACAGAATCTAGTGTAATTTCAGTAGTTCCAGAACCAACTGTCGCCATGACAGTTCTCTGACT